TCGAGCCCAGGATAAACGGACGCCCAATAAGCGGCACCGCCTCCGGCATTATCTCGGCGTATTCATCGCTGTCCGGCGCGTAAATGCCCCAGACCACGCCGGAGTTATTGCACTGTTGTCGGTCCAGATCGGACGGAATAGGCCGGGCACCGTCGCCAGGGTGGGAGTGGATGACGCGAATAATCGTCCCGATATCTTCGGCGTTAGCCCAGTGCTCGCCGTCGATGCGGAAATGCTCTGTCGGATTTTCGTGCGTATTCGGCACGGGAATGTAGCGCTGGCGACGGCCAGACTGAATAACGAAGCCACAGCACTCACGCGGGGATTCCTCCAGTGCATGCGCCCGGATAGCTGCCATTATGGTTTTATTCATTGGTACGTCCGGTTATCGGGAAAAAAGCACGGTGGCTGGATAGCCCCCAAAATCAAGGGTCGCGGTATTAGGCTCTGCCAGCCCAGCACCAAACCGCTTACGGCAGTCACTCAGGCAGCCGCCGCACACATCCAGCGCCGGGTCAGCGACAGGATTACCCTTCGCATCAAAATACGCCGTGCCGTTGTAGGTGCAGCCGTCGCCGCTACGGTATTGCCCGCGCAGCGCCCACTCGCAGAGAGAGGTGATTTGCCGTGTAGGAATGACCAGATTTTGCAAATCGGCCGGGCTGCTGAGTGACCAGGTAACTACCTCGTCGTCTTCGGAGGTTTTGGTGTCAAGCCAGAAGGTCTGAAGCGTGAACATCGACGGGTCGGCGGTCGGGTTCACCCCACCAGGGTAATTCACGGCATCGAGGTAAACCGAATAGGTGTCGATAATGCTCACTTTGGCATTAACCATGTCTTTAAATTGCAGGCATAGCGCCGTGATATGACCGTCGAGGTTGGAAACGCTAAGAGACGGCTCCGCCGCCTGGTCTGTTGATAGCTCCAGGCCTGAAACCTGAAACGGCCAAAAATCGTAGGTATTCCCACCGAATACGATTGGCTTTGGTCCGAGCTTTTCTTCATCACCATTGGCAGCGTCGATCTCTTCCGGTGTATGGGGGAAAGGTGCGTAGTGGAAACGGTGAATACCGCCACTGAACTCTGAGGCATCAACTTCAACCAGGCGGACTCTGCCACCTGGTGCCAGCATCGCCGCCTGATCGACTAATGCCATTATGCGTACACTCCATAAGCTCGTTTGATGGTGAACGTCAGCTCAGCAAACTTGCTGCTGATCTGATTTTTCCGTACGGAATCGGCTACGACGCGGTAAAGCCCCTTCTCTTCTCCCGGTGGCGTAATGATGAAAGCTTTCACGGTATGAGCCAGGAGGAAATCACGAATACTGTTCACCTCCGTCTCGGTGCCGGTATGCTTCATTGGCACCTGAATAGCAGTAGAGTTAATGCCATTATCAGCAACCTGCTCATAGCCATCACCGAACTGCGCCGCGCGTACCGCCTTGCTATATTCAATCGCGCCAGCACCGAGCTGCGAGCGCCAGCTGTATGTTTCAACTGCCATATTTGCTCCATAAAAAAAAGCCACCCGAAGGTGGCTACTGTCTGAATATCAGGGTGTTACAAATCAAAATACCTGGTTATGTTGTGGATTCAGCCCGCCAGTGGTGGGCACTGGCGCATTAATTGCCGACGGTGTGGCTGATGGCCTCGGTATAACAGGAGTTTATGATGAGCTTTAACAAAGAAGACCAGCAGGATGAAGCTTTAGCGTTTTTATTAGCCGTTGCCACTGTCGAATCAGATGATGCCGGAGCTTTTCGCAAGCGCGTTACTGAGTATATGACGAAGGCCTACGGTGGAGATACATCAAAAATGACGATGCAAGAGCAAGGTCGTGCCGAGGCGGTATCCAAATTGTATGCCAGGGCTGATAACATCTACCATCGCATCAAGTAATGCTTTGCCCCGGTTAAGCCGGGGTTTTTAATCCGGCAATTGCCTTACTGGCATATTCTTTAGCGCGTGCTTCGACTTCGGCAAAAGAGCTGCCTGGATTGAAATCCTCCTGATAGATAAACACCAGTTCATGAGGCGCATTGATTTGCTCCAGCTTGCAAACTGTAATTTTGGTTCTGACAGTCTTTATCATTTTAATTTCTAAATCTGGATCGAAGCTTACAGTTTCAAATCGCGAACCCATTTCAGGGAATCCTACAGTCATTTCCATAACGTTCTCCTGCCTCTCGGCTATAGATGTAAAAAAGCCCCGCATGTGCGAGGCTTAATATTGGTTGAAAGCATGGGAGGGAAAGATATCAAACCATTTTGGTTTAACTTCCATTCATTTCTACAAGCCGGTAATCAGTCTTCCCATCCTTGTCTTCAATACATTCAGCCCTGAATTTCTGCTCAAGACCAAATTTATTTTTGGCGCTAAACTCCTGCGTGGCGTAAAACTTACCGTCATCACCGAGCCATCTGTTCGAGCCAAACACCGACATGTCCAGGGTGCTTTTGTTAATGACTGACATCCTTACGTAAGCTTCACAGGCATCGCGAAGCTCATCCAGTTTTTTATCCGTAAGTTCCTTGGCTTCTTTTTGCTTCTTTTCTTGTTCTGAAGGTTTGTTAACCAGCGCTGCAACAATAATTACTACAATCAGAAGCAGTAATAGTCCAATGGTTCTTAAGATCTTCTTAAAGATTTTTTTTAACACAATCATCCCCTGATTTTTATGGTTTTCATCATATTAACCAGGGGACGACGCAAACACTACCTGCCTTTACTGAAGTTGTAGATCATGCCTCCAGGCTTAAGGTGCTTCTGGATAACCTGCAACGCAGCGTTCTGCATTTCATCAGCAAGGGCACGGCCCATAGCATCACCTGAGCTGGAAGACTGAACAGTTGCAGAACCACCAGCATCAACGTTAACGGTGGTATTAATAACCGGAGCCATACCGCCACCACCCTGGGCGCGTACGCCCAACCGCCCGGCGGAATCCCGAGTAAGTGGCATGATGGCTTCAGCTCCGGCCTCTGCGAATACACCGCCCTTCGCAAACTTCGATGCGCCCTGGAAAGTAAAATACTGGGGTGAGTCGTATACCCCATTAACGTACTTACTGAGCCCTGGCGAATCATAAACACCGCCTTTAGCATTCCTGACTGGACCAACAAAATCAGGACTGCCAATCCCACCACCCTGCGGATTTGATGATCCATTAATCCACCCCAAAGCCGCCTGCACTGCGTAGACGACCATGAGGCGGTTCGTCACATCCAGGATCATCTTGAGCATCGACTTGCCGAACTCTTTAACTGACGCGGTGCCAGTTGTCATAAGCTCAGTCAGCATGTTGCTCAGGCCAGTCAGCGTGGAACTGGCAACGTTTTTAACGGCGTCGTAAGTGTTGGTTGCAGCATCGAGATATTCATTCCATCCAGCAACAGCCCCCGCTTTCCAGTCGCCTCGCAGCTTGTCTTCTTCTGCATAATAATTTCGCAGCGCTGCCAGCTCTTTCGCATAGCCTGCATCTTCAAGCTTGCCGCCACCATTCAGCCAGCCCTGGCGGAGTTGCGCCTCTTCCATCATGCGCTGTGTTTGCCGACTGCTGAGGCCTGCACTAGCGCGCAAAGCATCAGTCTTTTCCGACATCTGCGTGACGTATTTATTCGCCTGCTGCGCCAGGCCGTTAATCTTCTGCTGCGCCTCTACTTCCTTATTCTTCTGATCAACCACCTTGGCGGCGTTCATAATCGCCTCACGGCTCGACAGTAAAGATTTTTCCTGAGCAGTCAGCGCGCGGGTTTTGGCTGCCTCATCCAATTCAGCAAACCGAGATTGCTGTTTACTGAACTCGGTATTTTTAGCGTGGGTTTCGCCAGTTTGTCGGAGGGTCTCGAGCGTTTCAGTTAACGTTCTGGCCTGGGCGCGGTAGTTCTCCAGGGTGCGATCGCCAGCTTCCAGAGTGGCTTTCGCCTCTTTGGTCTTTTTGTCTGAGTCCTGAGCAAGCTTCGAGACTGCATCTCTCGATTCGCGACTTGTTCCCCCTTCACCTGCCACTGTTGAGCCGCGAGCCTCACGGTCATATTTAGCCTGCGCGTTAGGATCGGTTACTCGCTTCCAAAGCTCGTTATAGCGTTTTTTGTTCGCCTCAATCTCTTTGTCCGCTTCCGCTCCAGCCTTTTTCATTGCCTCAACGTCCATGCCGAGGAAATTAGCCAGTGCTCCACCACCAGGGATTTTTTCAGCCCAGCCAGCAATTGTGCCGGTGAATTTAGCGTCCAGTGAAGTAATGTTGAGGAAGAGGTCTTTAATCGAAGCTTTAACTAGTTCGAAGATATCGATGATCTGGTTTCCCCATGCGCGCACGGTAACCCCGATTTGACCGAAAATGTCGGAGGAGAAAGCCTTAAGCCCGTTCCACGCCTGCCCGATATTATCGGTGGCCTCTACAATTTTATTACTTCGATCCTCCATGGTGTCGGCAAAAAGCGTTATAGCTTCGTTTGCCGCTGCTGTTTTCCCCTTCGTTTTCTCCAGGGTAATGATGTGCTTCATCATGGCTTCATCAACAAAGCCATATTGCTGGTTCAAGCTTGCGAGCGCTTTAATAGGGTCGCTTGCCAGGCGTGAAAAATCCGCCAGCGCAGCCTTTGTATCCAGCCCAGCATCGCCCATAGCCAGAATTGATTTGGCGATTTTCGACATCTGGTCGGCGGTATACTTCCCGGTGTCATTTAGTTGGACCAGGGTATCAACGGACTCAGCCAGGGAAGCACCTGCGTTATCAGCAACAGATTTTGCCGCATCATTCAGTTGCTGCATGGAGGAAAAACCAGCCCCGCCCATCAAAATGAGCGATCTGGCAACGTTGTCGAACTGTTGGGATGAACTGTATGCAGCCCCCGCCAGAAGAGCCAGTAAACCCACCGTGCCCGCAATCGCAAGATTAAAGGTATTTAGCAGCCCGCCGGCCCGCCCCAGTTTCTCCGCTGCCTCACTGGTATTGTTAAGTCCTTCAGCAGCGTCACTAATCCCCGCTGCCGACTCGGATGTTTCTCTGCTCTCCTCGTTAAACCCAAACAATGCGTCCCGCAAAGCCTGGAGCATTGGACTTAACCCCCCGAAGGAATCTTTTATTTGCCCACCTTGCTGGAGCAGGATAAGGAATGGAGACTGCCCTCCCGCCAGTTGCGTAGCGATATCGGTAAACTGCGCCGGAAGCGTGCGCAGCGCTGCGCTGTACTGACCAACGGAGATTCCAGCGCGCCGGGCAGCAGCTTCCTGCCGGGATAGCGCCTCTGGTAGTACGTCAGCGACACCAGAGAGGCGCTCACGCGTCTGGTTAAGGATTGTGTTGAAGTGCTCGAACTGAGCACCGTTAATGCGGCCTGCTTCGAAATGGGCCACCAGCTGTGCGTGCTGTTCATCCAATGAATTGAACGCGCGGATAGTCGGGTCGATGGACCCAAGAAGGTTCTTTAACGCTGCGGACTGCTTCTCTGCCGCCTGGGTTGCGGCTAATTCGGCCTGAGCACGCGCCGCGGCTTCTCCGGTGTCGGTCAGCTTGAGGCGGGTGTCATCCAGGATTTTGTTGTAAGCCTGAAAGGTATCGGTATCCAGGAAACCTTTGTCCTGGAATTTCCGTAGCGATTCTTGCTGCTCATCCAGGCGATTTAAGGCCTTGGTAACCGGGTCGATATTCTCCAGCAGCCCTTTGAGCGCGTTCTGCTGCTCCTTGAGTCCTTCACTGCCTTGCTTCGCAGATTCAGCGCCAGCGCGAAACACGCTGTTCAGATCATCTGCTTTATCTACAGCACCGGCCGCCGCCTGGCCGAGTTTATCCAGTTCGTTGCTGGCTGTTTTCAGGTCAGAAACATCGGCCCGCAAAGTAATCGAGGCGATCTGGTCTGTCATTATTTCGTCTCCTTATGCATTACCTTGAGAGCCTCGCTTTCCATAATTTGAAGGTCAGCCATGCAGGCCGCCGCATCCTCAACCCCGTGTAACTCGAACATCCAGGGGAGAACGTTGTAATCAAGGCCGGTCGCCCCGCTCGCGCCGACTCGCCACTGGGTCGCCAGGGAAGAGAAGATGGTGAAGGACCTCCACACCGAGGGCAGGATCCCCACCTCTTCCTCCACGTCCTCAGGCGTCAAACCAAAAGCGCTCAGCTCCGCGAGCGTCGGTCCCGGCGTGTACAACGCTGCGGCGACCTGCCTCAGTTTTTTTCGCGGATACCCATCAGCTCTTTGGTGTATGCCAGACCGATGCTGTCGAACGCGCGTGGATAGTTCCGCAGGAGGACAATAACGTTCTCGCGGTTGAACTCGTCCGGCAGCGCCCACCCCTCGACAATTTCCATGAGGTAGTCGGCCTGCGGCTCGATAGCACCCTTTTTACCTTCAGCGGACTTTTGCAGCTTTTCGTCCATAGAGCGCAGCTCTTCCAGTGTCTTATGGCGGAAAGTAAACGTCAGCTTGCCGTCTTCGGCGCCAGCACGCGGAATGCTCGCGGTCACAGAAAAAGTTGGGTTGGGGTTCAGAGAAAATTTGGTCATTTCGGTTCCTTAGAAAATGAAAAACCCGCCGGAGCGGGTCGAGTATTCGAGTGCGTGATGGGAGGTTAACGGTTGTAAAGCAGGCCACCGGGCTTCAGCGCGTTTTTAATAGCATTGGTGACCGCTTCGTTCATCGCCTGTTGCAGGCCAGCTACTGACGCTGTTTGCGCATCAATATTTGCCTGAAGGGATGCGAACAAATCGCTTTCACGCACGGCATCAATGACGGCCTGCTTCATTTCATCGCCAAGCCTAATCTTCGTCTTCGCGCTTGTTGCGACGGCGTTCTCGATGATGGATGAAGCGGCTTCATGCACCGTATAGCGATCAGCCATAAACTCAACGTTGCTCTGGTCGCCTTCAACACTAAGGCCCATACCAGCTTCGTGCGGTTTACCTTTGTAGGCGACGTTCATTTTAACGCTATAGCTCTTAGACAATACGGCATCGTCGATCTTCGCATCGGTAACGAACACCTGGCCGTTATTAATAATCAGCACCCCGTTCTTTTCGAAAGACCAGCCATCTTTCAGGACTTTGAATGCATCGCTGTTGCGGATTTCATGGTCCAGCGCCTCTACAATTTCTCCGGCATCGACAGAAGAAACACCTTCGATCCAGTCACCGGCTCGCCAATCTCGTGCTGAGCCATCCTCTGCAATTGGACGCAGACGCACCTGCACTCGCTCACCAGTTTTGAGCCCGGAAATAAGGTATCCGATAGTTGGCCAGTAGAGGCGTTCTTTCACAAGTCGGCCATCTTCATGAAGGCATTGCAGTTCTAGCACCGCGCAGCCACCTGGCCATTTCCATTCGACGTCCACACCAAAAGGTTTGGGAGTGGTTTTTACGTAAGGGACGACTGAAGGTTCTGACATTTTAATTTTCCTTTTAGACGTGAGCCTGTCGCACGGAAAAGCCGCCGAAAGTTAACGGTTTGCCCAGGCTCACAGCTGAAAGACTTTCTTTGATATGCGCGTGCGATGCGCATAAAAAAGCCCGGCGTACCGGGCCAGATTGGTTAGTTGACCGTGACAGTACACGCAGCCGAGGTGATGGTTTTGCCCGCGGCGTCGGTGACTTCACAGGTGTAAACGCCAGCATCACCGGATGCGACAGATGAAATGTTGAACGTCGATGCGGTTTTGCCCGGAATAGCGGTGCTGCCTTTCTTCCAAACGTAGGTGTAAGGTGCTGAGCCGCCCTTCATTACCACCGCCAGATCCAGCGCTGTGCCTGTGGCAACCGATTTGGTGGCCGGCAGGTCGGTCAGGAACGCCAGCGGCGTCACGGATGAATCGGCGATCGGGTAAATCTGCATGTCCGATTCGAAGTTCATGCGCGCCTCGTTACTTTCCACGGCGTTGATTTCCGTGCGCGGTACGCGCTGGAACGATACTTTGGCTGAGTAGAAACGATCGGCTTTGCCGCGTGGGTTATGGAACCAGACCGCCGTTGTGTCGCTGGAGTCATCCAGGTCAATGAGGCGTTTGTAGATCGCCAGTTGAGGGTCGTGTGCAAAGGTATAAACCTGAACCACCGCGTTTTTAAACGTTGGGATGGTTCGCGCTTTGTCATCTTCCAGGAACTGCACGCTGATGGTCTGCTGGTCACCACCTTCAGTTGATAGTGTCATCACCTGAGGCATGGTGATCCATGAGTCGATTTTGCGCAGCGTGCCCGCGCCAGTGCCTGCCGGGAATTTGGTGGTGTCGGTAGTATCGAATGCTTCCAGCACGATTTTATTACTGGTCACCGATTTTACGCGCAGCACCATGTTATCGAGCTTTAACCAACCGGAACTCACCTGAACTACGTCACCGGCCAGAATGCCTGAGGCCGATGCAACGGTCAGTTCGCATTCCGTCGCGTTAGAGGCAGCGGTAAAGGTGATTGGGGATTGATAGGCCTTGGCCACGTTCACACGCGAGCCGTTAGGGATTGCGAATGCCATAGCACTCTCCTGAATTTAGGTAATAAAAAACCCGCCATCTGGCGGGTCAGTAGTCAGCGCGGTACTGCATGCTGACGGGGGTGGTGTAGGTGATCGAACCTGTTCTGCCGTTGGATGCTGATGTGGGGCGATCCTGTATAGGTTGGCGCACCTGCGGCGGTCCATTGATATAAACAGTCAGGTCACCATCCACCAGCGGAATCCCTTCGGGAAAAGCATCTGCGACAGACTTTGCCAGCCCCCTTGCCAGCGTCACCCCGCCGCCTGCCGGCGCGATGATGTTGAGCTGGAGAATGCCCTGATATGTACGCAACTGACCTTCCAGATCCTGCCCCACGGTTTGCGCCGGAAGAACGTAAACACGCCCGTACGGCGCATTATCCGGTGGAGTAAACGCGATGTTCGGCCAGGCCACCGGCAGCCCGAGCGAGGAGCAGATAACCGCGACGCGACCTTCCAGCAAGCCAGCGATACGCATTGACTGATCACCGGCCATTGCGCACCTCGCTCATTGCCTCACGGAACAGCTGCGCCGCGTCGATAGCTGTAATGCCCACCATCCCGCCCGGCGCCTGGGTGGAATGACCGTTTTCCAGCGCTGCCGCATATGGCAGGTTATTGGTGAAGTAAATCGAGCTGACCTGGCCCACTCTGAATACCTCAAGCACCGCCATGCCACGGGAATTTGAGCCCTGGCCGGAAGCATCTGGTGTATCGTTTGACTGAGTCGGCTGGCTGTCGAAACCCACATACCAGTTGTTTTTGAACCGCCCGCCGACATAGCCGTCTGGCTTTTTGATGTCCATCGAGTCGTTTACGCGCAGGCCGCGTCTAAGCCGTCCCGATTTGGTCAGGTTGGCCGGATCATCACGCAGGGCTGCGTTATGTTCCCGCACCGCAGTGTTGTACGCCGTCGCAGTCTGGTTGACTTGCCAGATCTCAGGCCGCCCGACGGGCGACATATCCACCAGCCTCCCGAGGATTTTAATACCCGTCCGGCGCACTACCTGATCCATCTCCTGCTTCGAACTATCCACAAATAACTGAATGGCAGCCAGGAACGGCTGATTTGCAGAACTGGTCATAATCAGGTCCTCAGCTGGATGTTGTAGGAGATCAGCACATCTGCGGGCTTAACCGGATTCGGCTGAACCACGCGCCACTTTTT